GGAAGACCGTGTACGAGCAGATCGTCGCGGCCATAGAAAGGAAGTAGCGGATGAAGATCACCAAGCGAGGCGGGTCGTGGCAGGCAAGCGTCCAGCACGGCAAGAAGAGGATCCGCCTCTCGTTCAGGACGGAGCAGGAGGCCCGGGTCTGGGCCGCCGAGGCCGAGCTTGCGATTGCCAAGGGCATCGCGCCGCAGACGAGGCCGTCTGCACCGGGGACCACGCAGTCGGGGCGAACGCTCCTTGAGCTCTACCGGGTGACGCATGAGACGCGGTGGTCGTCGTGCTGGAGCACGGCGATGTCCGACCTCGGTAACAAGGTCGTCCAGGAGCTCGGGGCGGACTCGCTGATCGACGAGATCGACTTCGGGCGCATCGCGTCCTGGATCTCCGACCTCAAGGCGCGATCCCTCTCGCAGTCCACGGTGAACCGCCGGCTTGCCGCGTTGAGCTCCATGTTCACCACGGCGGTCAGCCTCGGGTGGATGAAGGAGAAGCCGAAGATCCCGTTCGGCAAGGAGCGCAAGCGGGAACGCCGCTACCTCACGCACGACGAGGAGGAGGAGATCCTCGAGCGGCTCCGCGGCACCCGGGAGTGGGGCCTCGCGGTGGTCGCCGCGGACACGGGGCTACGCCTCGGTGAGCTCCTCAACCTCAAGTGGAGGAACGTGCGCCCGGACTCGGTGACGGTGGAGAAGTCCAAGAACGGCAACCCGCGCACGGTGCCGCTGACCTCGAGGAGCCGGGAGATCCTCTCCTCGATGCCCAGGGACCGGGAGGGTCCGTTCGCCCGGATGGACAGGTTCGAGTGCAGCCGCAAGTACAAGGCGGCCGTGCTGTCCGCCGGCATCGCCGACGACTCGGTGGTCTTCCATTCCCTCCGCCATACCTGTGCCTCCCGGCTGGTGACGATGGGGGTGGACATCATGCGGGTGAAGACCTGGATGGGGCACAAGTCGATCTCGACGACGATGATTTATGCCCACTTGGCCCCGAACTCGCTATCGGACATTGTGACACGCCTCGACGACTGCACAAGACATAAACTCCTGTGCGACGGACGTGACACAAGTTGTGTCAAAATGACACAGAACCGAGCATCGTGACTAATAATAACTGCTTCCAAACTGCGGGCGTGGCGAAATTGGCAGACGCATCAGATTTAGGTTCCAATGTGCTGACTGTTTCCAAAGTGGAACAGTTGCATCGGATGCGGTGCATTCTGCTGTTTCTTGTGGAAATCGGCACGTGTGCCAATGTGTCGAAATGCGGACGGTCGCAAGTGTGAGGCTCAATTCTGACACAGGTGTGTGTCAGGAATCGTGGTCGGTCGTGACGGCGTGACACAACTCAACCGGGTCAAGGACGACCCAAGGACAAGGATCATGGCCAAGATCAGCCAGAGGGAGCTCGACCTCGAGGGCGTCGAGCGGGGCAAGCGGAAGTACTACCGACAGATCCGTCTTGCGATGGACAAGGGTCACGAATCGACAACCAACTGGGGAGCGCGGATGACGCAGTCGGCCATCCTGCCGTACTCGGAGCGGCTGTCCGAGACGATGGAGAAGGACACCGGGATCGGGGCTCGGCTCCTTGCGAGTCTCGGGCTCGAGCCGACGGTGATCGCCATGATGGCGTTCCAGTCCCTCCTCGACGGATCCTCGAAGGGCAAGACGTTCACCCGGGCCTGCATCGAGGCCGCCCGTTCGGTTCAGCAGGAGGCCATCGTGAAGGCCCTCAAGGACACCGACAAGGACCGCTTCCTCCGGTTCAAGGACTTCGTCGCCGGTCGCTCCGACTCGCGCAAGCTCCGGAACATCAAGGAGATGATGCAGAAGACGGTCCCGGAGCTGGTGGACCAGTTCGCCTGGAGCGACGAGGAGTGCCTCAAGGCCGGGTACGTCCTCGCCATGACCGCCATCGAGGCCACGGGGCTGCTCGAGCGCATCACCTTCAAGCGGTCCGCCCGGTCATCCGTGTCCACCCTCGTCCTGACGAAGGACGCCTGGGACTACATCCACAAGGCGATGAGCCACGCGGAGATGCTCCACCCGATCAAGCTCCCGATGGTGGTCCCGCCCCGGAAGTGGGTGAACCCCGATGACGGCGGGTACGAGCAGGGCGTCGGGGACTGCCTCGTCCGGGGATCCACCAAGGTTGCCAAGGCATCCCACACGAAGGAGGCGATGCCCCTCGTCTACGAGTCGATCAACCTCATCCAGCACACCCCCTTCCGGGTGAACGCCGGGGTCCTCGCCGCCGCCCTCCAGGTGTTCGAGCGGCGGATCCCCATCGGGGACCTCGACGTCCACGACGAGCTTCCCATGCCGGTCGCCCCGCCGAGCCTGAAGACGGACTTCAAGCTCAGGACCGACGAGCAGATCCGGACCACCCGGCTCTACTTCCTCGATGCCTCCCGGGTCGCCGAGTACAACCGACGGATCAACTCCCGCCGCATCGGGGTGCTCCAGACGTTGAACCTTGCCCGTCGGTTCGCCGAGGAGAAGGACCTCCGGTTCTTCCACGCGGCCGCGCTCGACTTCCGGGGGCGGTTCTACTGTCAGGCCACGGGACTGTCCCATCAGGGCAGCGACCTCCAGCGGGGCCTCGTTGAGTTCGGCCTCGGGCACGTCATCCCGAAGCAGGGGGAGGCGATCCAGGCATGGCTCCGCCACGGGGCAACCGTGCTCGGCAAGAAGGGCACCCTCGAGGAACGGGCCAATGCCGCCGCCGCCTTGATCCGCTCGGGCGAGGCTGACGCGATTGCCCGGGACCCCGCCGGTACCGCCTCACTCTGGGGCAAGGCGGACGAACCCTTCTCGTACCTCGCGTGGTGCCTCGACGTGAAGAACGTCAGGGAGGGGAAGCCGTCCCACCTCATGGTAGCCGTGGACGGATCCTGCAACGGGATCCAGGTGCTCTCGTTGCTGCTCCGGGACGAGGTGGGTGCGGCATCCGTGAACATCATCCCGAGCAACAAGCCCTCGGACATCTACCAGGCCGTTGCCGACCGGACGATGGTTCGGATCGAGGAGGCGGTTCGCCGAGGGGAGACCTACGCGGCGGAGTGGAAGGCACTCGGGGTATCCCGGGGCATGGTCAAGCGTCCCGTCATGTGCCTGCCCTACAGCATCACGCCCCGCTCCGCGATGATGTACCTCAAGGAGGCGTACACGGAGATGCACCGCGACGGCCCGTGGCCCGACCCGGCGCGTCCCTGCGGCTTCCTCATCCGGAAGGTGTGGCCGAGCATCGGGGAGATCGTCGTGAAGGGCAGCGAGTTCCTCGCGTGGGCCCGTGCCGCCGGCAGGATCATCACGACCCACGGCATCCATCCCATGTGGGTGACCCCGGACGGGTTCACGGTTCAGCAGTCGTACTACACCTACGACCCGAGCCGCGTCCGCACGACCCTCGGGCGCGAGGCGCATATCTGGCAGATCCGCAACAAGACCGCCAAGATCAACCGCCGCAAGCACATCTCCGGGCTCGTCCCGAACCTCGTCCATTCCCTCGACGCGACCGCAGCACGTGAGACGGCTCGGCGGCTCCACGCGAAGAAGGTCCCGGACACGGCATTCGTCCACGACTCGTACCTCGTTCACGCGGCGTTCCAGCCCGTCCTCGCGGCCGAGCTGCGCGAGGCGTGGGTGTCCACCTTCTCTGGCGATCCGCTTGGGGATTGGGTGAGGCAGATCGAGTCGCAGCTCCCGGTCGGCGTGAAGCTCCCGCCTCCGCCGGCATACGGGAACCTGGACATCGGCGTCATCAGGCAGAGCAAGTATTTCTTTTCGTGAACAATGTAACGACTAGCATACTGTTCCCATTTCGATACAATCAAGGACAAGGAGAACTACCGATGAAGAAGGCGAACCAGAACGTGACCAGTCCGGTCGGAACCCTCCAGTACCCCTCGCTGATCGAGCCGGATACCCGGTTCAACCCTGAGGGACTGTACAAGACCAACATCGTGATCCCTGCCGGGGAGGCCGCGGACGACTTTGAGGAGATCCTCGCGTCCGCCAAGAAGTCCGCGCTCGACAACTTCACGAAGGAGAGCGGCGGCAAGAAGGTCAAGGTCGCCGCATCGGAGCCCTTCGAGCGTGACGAGAGCGGCAACCTGGTCATCAAGACCAAGCTCCCCGCCCGTGTCGAGACCAAGAGCGGCAAGTCGTGGACTCAGCGTCCCGCGCTGTTCGACTCGCGCGGTCAGAAGATGCCCACCGACGGCATCCGCATCGGCAGCGGGACCCGTGCCCGAGTCGCCCTCGAGATCGCCCCCTACAACGTCCCGGCGACCGGAGCGGGAATCAGCCTCCGCCTGCGCGGCGTTCAGATCATCGAGCTCCGTGAGCCTGCCGCCGGCCGCGCCGAGGACTTCGGCTTCGGTGCCGAGGAGACCGGCTTCGTCGCGGAGACGTTCGACAACTTCGAGGATGACCCGAAGCCCGTCGCAAAGGGCGACAAGAAGAAGGCGACGGACTTCTGATGCCGAACACCCGCGAGAGAGGGAAGCGTGGCGAACGCGAGGCCCGGGATGCCATACGGACCGTCCTCGGCGTTCGAGGCGCGTATAGGGCAGCGCAGTCGTCAGGCTCCCTCTCCGCGGATCTCGGCGGCACCGGCAACATCCACTTCGAGGTGAAGCTCCGCAAGGCGATCTCCGTCTACGACTTCATCGAACAGGCGATCCGTGACTGCAAGGACAAGGTTCCCGCCGTGCTCATGCGGAGGGACCGGGGCGAGTGGCTGCTGATGCTCCGCCTCGACGACACCATGAGGTTCATCAAGGAACTCCATGACATACAAGATCGTGAACAACCCGTCGCTGATCCCGAGCAGCGGTGACAAGCCGACCTTCAAGGTGACCCCCGAGGGAGAGCTCGTGATCTCCTTCGGCGACTTCATGTTCACCCTGACCAAGGAGGAGGGGCTCCAGGTCGCCTCCTTCATCAACCGGCAGATCGGCGGGAGCCGCAGCCTGTTCGTCAACTGGCCTTTGAGTAAGCCTGCCGTGTCCAGTTGCTACGCCTTGGAGGCATGACATGAGCATCAAGTTCGATGGGCAGGGACAGCTCATCACGGTGTCCTTCTACATGAAGGAGGCGGATCACCCATACGACGCGGGGGTGACGATCCGGAAGACCAAGGCAGGACGCCCTGGCTCCGGATCGAAGGTGGAGGAGCGGTGGCTCCCCATCGAGCGCACCGATGCCGTGCATCTCCTCAAGCACATCGGCTGCACGGTGAACGCCGTGTGGGCCGTGGGTGACCGGGTTGCCGTGGTGATGCCGTGAGCGAGTCGGTGTTCGTCAGGCATGAGTCGTGCCCGTCGTGCGGGAGCAGGAACAACCTCGCCCGGTATTCGGACGGGCACGGGTGGTGCTTCGGTTGCCAGTACAGGGAACGAGGAACGGGCGATGACCTCGCCCATCCGCAGAAAGTAGGAAGGATCGAAGGAATGATCGAGGTCGAGTACGCCGCGCTCGAGAAGCGTGGGCTGACGGAGGAGACGTGCCGTCTCTGGAACTACGGCATCGGGGAGCACCACGGCCAGCCGGTTCAGGTCGCCCTGTACCGGGACGCATCCGGGGAGGCGGTGGCGCAGAAGGTGCGGACCGCCGACAAGCAGTTCAGGATCCTCGGGGATGCCTCGCGCATGGTGCTGTTCGGTCAGCACCGCTTCTCGGGGCAGGGTCGCATGGTCGTCGTGACCGAGGGCGAGATCGACGCGATGAGCCTCAGCCAGGTGCAGGAGCACAAGTGGCCCGTGGTCAGCGTCCCGAACGGAGCGCAGTCAGCCCCGAAGGCCGTCGCCAAATCCCTCGACTGGCTCGAGGGCTTCGACCGGGTGGTCTTCGCGTTCGACATGGACGAGCCCGGTCAGAAGGCTGCGAAGGAGTGCGCCCGTGTCCTGAGCCCCGGGAAGGCGTTCATCGCCAACCTCCCGCTGAAGGATGCCAACGACTGCATCCGAAACGGCAAGGCAAAGGACCTGGTCAACGCCATGTGGAATGCCCCGGCATATCGCCCGGACGGCATCGTGGCCGCGCAGGACATCTGGGAGCGCATCGAGTCATTCGACGCCTCGCCGGGGATCGCCTATCCCTGGAGTCCGCTGACCGGGATGCTGCACGGCATCCGGCCCGGTGAGCTCGTCACGGTGACCGCAGGCACGGGCGTCGGCAAGAGCCAGTTCTGCCGTGAGCTTGCCTACCACCTCATCAAGAGCGGCACCCCCGTCGGCTACATCGCCCTCGAGGAATCCGTGGCCCGGACCGCAATCGGCCTGATGAGCCTCGAGGCGAACCGCCGGCTTCACCTCGGTGCCAACAAGGACGAGCTCAAGGACTCCTTCGACCGCGTGTTCGGGTCGAACCGCGTCTACCTCTATGACCACTTCGGCTCGACCGAGGGGCAGAACCTCCTCGACCGCATCCGCTACATGGGCAAGGGTCTCGGCTGCAAGGCCGTGTTCCTCGACCACATCTCCATCGCGGTGAGCGGACTGAACGACGGTCAGGGGGACGAGCGCAGGATGCTCGACGCGCTGGTGACCAAGCTCCGCACCTTGGTCGAGGAGACGCAGATCACCCTGTTCATGGTCTGCCACCTCAAGCGCGTTGACGGCCGCAGCCATGAGGAGGGCGGCGAGGTGAGCCTGAGCCACCTCCGGTCGAGCCAGGGCATCGCGCAGCTGTCCGATGCGGTGATCGCTCTTGAGCGGAATCAGCAGGGAGAGAACAGGAACCAGACTCGGGTTCGCGTACTGAAGTGCCGCTACACCGGCGAGACGGGAACGTGCCTCGCGCTCGAGTACGACAAGGAGACCGGGCGCATGAGCGAGTGCCCGATGTTCGATCCGGCGGACGGGTCGAAAGAAGAAGACGCAGAAATTCCTTTCTGACCGTTGCATGGGCAAGGGTCGTTTCTAGTATGTCACGAAGTCGGAATGATTCCGAAAACGAGAAAGGCACACGGATGTCCAAGTGGAAGGTAGGAAGCCTGTTCGCGGGGGTCGGTGGATTCGACCTCGGCTTTGAGCAGACCGGGAAGTTTGAGACCGTTTGGATGTCCGAGTGGGACCGTCATGCGGAGGCCGTCCTCCGGCGTCGTTTCCCCAACGCGAAGCAACTCGGGGACATCACCAAGGTCGATCCCTCGCAGCTGGAGCCCGTCGATGTAGTCGTCGGCGGGTTCCCGTGCCAAGACCTCAGCGTTGCCGGGAAGAGGGCGGGGCTTGCCGGCGAAAGGAGCGGTCTGTTCCATGAGTTTGTTCGCATCGTCCGAGGGCTCCCCCGAAGGCCGTCCTTCGTGGTGGTCGAGAATGTCCCAGGAATGCTCTCAAGCCAGCAAGGGCGTGACTTCGCAGTCGTGCTCTCTGAAGTGGCCGAAGAGTGGGGTGCTGTTTCCGTCGCGTGGCGATTGCTGGACAGTCAGTACTTCGGAGTGGCCCAGCGACGCCGCCGTGTGTTCCTTGTCCTCGATCTTGCAGGCGAACGCGCCCAAGAAGTACTGGCTCTCGGGGAAGGCAGCAGCCGGAATCCTCCGTCGCGCGTCCCGGCGGAACAAGAGTCTCCCCAAGCTGCTCGAGGATGCCCTGATGGCGGTCGTCCTTGCTTCAGCAGGCACGACCAATCCGGCACATGCCGCGAAGTCAGCGTAGCACCGTGCCTGTCTGCCAAGGCCGACAACTGCTGCGACATCCCGATGGTCCTTGAGCAGCGTTCGTACGCTTGGAACAACAACTCAACCGGACCGCTGGAGACCGACGTGGTTCCGCTGCGGTCGTCTCAGGGGACCTCCGGATTCCATGAGATGAATCACCCGATGGTCGCGCAGACTTTCCGAAAGTCTGCGCGGGCTACCTCGGCGTCCGATGCCGAGACCTGGGTTGCGGACGAGTACGCGAACACCCTGAATACGTTCGATGTCAGCGAAGTCCGGGCAACGACGGTTGCGGTGTCCCACGCCTTCTACAGCACGGGCGGAACTCACGGCGTGAACCAGGACGAGGAGGTGTGTCCTCCCCTGAAGGTCGGGTCGTCAGTCGGGATCCCATCGCCACCGGCGGTGGCGATGCGGTCAAACAACACGATTGTCCGGAGGCTGACGCCTGACGAGTGCTGCGTTCTCCAAGGGTTCCCGCCGGACTGGAACGACGGTCAGGCCGACTCCCACCGCTACAAGCAGATGGGTAATGCGGTGACCGTCACGGTCGCACGGTGGATCGCCGAACGCATGGCGAGGTTCCTGTGAACCCCGTCATCCTCGACATTGAGACGGACGCCCTCGACGGCTACGCGAAGATCCACTCCATCGTGGTCCGCGATGCCGTGACCGCCAACGTGCTGGCATCGACGTATGAGGGCATCGGCCACGGGGAGTCCCTCCGCATCCTGCGGCAGGCCCCGACGATCATCGGGCACAACCTCATCACCTTCGACCTTCCCGCGATGAAGCGGCTGGTCGGCTTCGTCCCGTCCGGTCAGGTCGTGGACACCCTCGTCCTCTCCCGCCTGTGCTACCCGGACATCCGCAACGACGACTACAAGCGTCCCGAGTTCCCCAAGGAGATGATCGGGAGCCACTCGCTCAAGGCGTGGGGATACCGGCTCGGGATCCACAAGGACGGGTTCGGGGAGACCGCTGACTGGTCTCGGTGGTCTGAGGAGATGCAGGACTACTGTGAGCAGGACACGGAGGTCACGCGCAAGCTGTGGCACCACCTCGTCCAGCAGGGGATCTCGGATCGCGCCTGGGCTCTTGAGCACACGGTCGCGGGAATCTGCCGTGACATCGAGGTCGCCGGATGGACGTTTGACATGGGAGGCGCGGAGCGTCTCACGGCGCAACTCCTGACGAAGCGGCTCGAGCTCAAGGAGCGGCTCGTCCAGGTCTTCCCGCCGAAGAAGGAAGTCCTCAAGACCAAGACCAAGACGATCCCGTTCAACCCGGGAAGCCGCCTCGACATCGCCCGTGGCCTGAACGAGCTCTACGGCTGGCGTCCCTCCCTCGTCACTCCCTCGGGTCAGCCGAGGATCGACGAGGAGATCCTCTCGGAGCTGAAGTACCCGGAGGCGGAGCTCCTCACGGAGTACCTCCTGGTGGTCAAGCGTCTCGGTCAGGTTGCCGAGGGCGAGGAGGCGTGGATCAAGCTTGCCAAGTGCGGCAAGATCCACGGCCGCATCAACCCGGGCGGGACGATCACGGGCAGGGCATCCCACGCCCGACCCAACATGGCACAGGTTCCTGCCTCTCGCAGCCCATACGGCAAGGAGTGCCGGAGCCTGTTCCGCCCCCGGTCGGGGTGGTCTCTGGTCGGTGCGGACGCATCCGGGCTCGAGCTGCGGTGCCTGTCCCACTACCTGACCTCGTATGACGGCGGCTCCTACGGCAAGGCCGTGGTGAGCGGGGACGTGCATTGGGAGAACGCCATCGCGTTCGGGCTCGTTCCGTCCGGGACGAAGCGCAACAAGCACGACTCCGGGCATGAGTCCCGACGCAACCAGAGCAAGACCCTGATCTACGCCATGATCTACGGTGCCGGCGACATGAAGCTCGGCAGCGTGGTCGAGGGGGATGCCAAGGACGGCAAGCGTCTCCGGGCATCGTTCGAGAAGAAGGTCCCCGCCTACAAGATGCTCAAGGAGGCGGTGGTCTCGGCATCCAAGCGGGGGTACCTGGTTGGCCTCGACGGCCGCCGTCTCCCGATCCGTTCACAGCACTCAGCCCTGAACACCCTGCTCCAGTCTGCGGGAGCCGTGGTGATGAAGGTTGCCCTCGTCGGCTTCGTCGAGGGGATGGCCCTGGACGGCCTTGAGTGGGGCAAGGACTACGCAGTCATCGGGTGGATCCATGATGAATTCCAGATCGAGTGCAGGCCGGGACTGGAGGAGCGTGTTGGACACGGTGCGGTCGCCGCAATCACCGCGGCAGGATCGTCCCTCGGATTCCGATGCCCCCTCGACGGAGAGTTCCGTTCCGGGTCTACATGGGCCGAGACACATTGAGAGGAGCCTCTGGATTGCTTATCTGGCTGGCTATCTCGATGGCGAGGGATGCTTCACGGTCTGGCATGGATCGACTCCGGCGGTATCGGTCAGCAACACCTTCCCATACGTCCTCGCGGCACTCCGCAGGGAGTGGGGCGGTCGCATCTCCCTCAAGTCCCGGCGCGACAGGTCGAGGACTGCATGGGAGTGGAGGGTCTGCGGAGACCGCGCCATCGACGTTGCGAGGATGGTTTCGCCGTACCTCGTCGAGAAGCGGATCCAGGCGGACCTGATGTCGCAGATCCGCGTCTGGCCCGCCGGTTCGCAGCAGCGCAAGGAACTCATATCCCGCCTGAAGGCACTCAAGCGGGTCGATTACGGGAGCACCCCAGAATGAACGACCTCAGCACCATCACCACCACCGAGCTGCTCGACGAGATCGGCAACCGCGTGGACGCATTCGTGTTCATCGCCTTCCAGGACCGCAGCAAGAACTCCTACGCGCTGATGACTGAGTTCAAGGGCAACTCGCTCGAGGTGATCGGCCTCGCCGAGATGCTCAAGACCCGGGTGATGGACACCGTGAACGGGTCGAAGGAGGTCGGGGGCGAATGAGCGGCAAGACGCACATCGTCATCGACGGGGACATCCTCTGCTACACGGCATCGGCGGCGGTGGAGAAGCCGATCCATTGGGGAGACGACTTCTGGACGCTGCACTCCGACCTCTCCGAGGCACGGAGCAGGGTGGACATCGACATCGTCGAGTTCGTCGAGCGGCTCAACGGGTCGTCCTACACGGTGTGCTTCAGCGACCAGGCCAACTTCCGCAAGCTCCTGTACCCCGAGTACAAGGCGAACCGGAAGGACCAGCGGAAGCCCGTGGCGTTCTCCGCCCTGCGCGGCTACATCCGAGAGGCTTGGCCCTGCGTCCAATGGAAGTTCCTCGAGGCGGACGACGTGATGGGCATCCTCGCCACGGACCCCCGCAAGGACGTGGTGATCGTGTCCGCCGACAAGGACATGAAGACGATCCCGGGTCGCTGGTTCAACCCGAACAACCCGGACGCCGGGATCATCGAGGTGAGCAAGGCGGAGGCCGACCGGAACCACCTCATCCAGACGCTCACGGGCGACCGCGTCGATGGATACCCGGGGTGCCCCGGCATCGGCCCTGCCCGTGCCGAGAAGATCGTTGACGGCGGGTGGTCTGCCGTCGTGGAAACCTACGTCAAGGCGGGACTCAGCGAGTCCTACGCCATGACCCAGGCTCGTATGGCGTACATCCTTCGCCGGGGGGACTACGCCAGGAAGACCGGCAAGATCAAGTGGTGGAAGCCACAGAAGGAAGTCAATGGCAAAGCGCAAGCCGCAGTCGCGGCTGTCTAACGGTGTCGGTTCGCCTGCGAAGTCGCGTGAGATCAAGGCTCCGAAGCGGAGCGCGAAGAAGGGATCCAAGTGAAGACCGTCTCCGACAGCTGGATCACGTTCAACTTCGCCCCGCATGAGGTCACGACGTTCATCGAGGACAAGCGGCTCGAGGACTGCCGCATGTCCCTGCGCGTCGAGATCAACCTCGGGGACGAGGTGGCGAACCTGTACTTCACCGACCGGAACCAGGACGTGAACAAGAACGAGGTGTTCTCCATGAACATCCCGGTTCGCCTCTTGAGGGCAATGTGCGACGCGGTGGAACACGCCTCGGAGCAGGGGGTTTCCGATGTCTAACCATGACGAGTTGCAGGCACTCCGGTCGGAGCTCGAGTCCATCAACAAGTCGATGGAGTTGGTGAAGCAGGAGGCTGACTCCATCCGCGACCTTGTGGCGGCCAAGTGGCGTTCGTATTGGGATCTCGACGAACGGGCCCGGGACCTCCGCCGCCGGCTTGCTCGGCTCGGGGACGGCTTCGACACGGACTACTACCACCGTCGCCGTGAGCGACTGGTCCCCCGGTTCGTGCAGGACGGCATCCACCGGACGGCGGAGGATCCGGCATGAGGGACATCGTCAACAGGCTTCGCACTAACCGCGAGTGCCTTGCTCCATGTCTGATGGACGAGGCTGCTGACGAGATCGTCCGCCTTGAAGGCGTAGTGCTTGGGCTCATTGCCGAGCGCGACGAGGCGAGGCGGGAAGTCCTGCTGTGGGTAAAGGAGCGGTGTTCGTGGGCGGAACTGGCGCAGGAGATCAAGCAGCGAGGGTGGGAATACTTGAAGGAGGGCGGCAAGTGAGCGAGTACCACCAGGACGGCATGACCCTGAAGGACTCCGGTTCCCGCCAGACCTGGGACACGGGTAGCCGTCGAGACACCAGAGACGGCAAGGGGCGGTTCGACCTCCTCCCGTGGGACGTCGTCTGGGCTGACGCGAAGTACATCGAGCTCGGTGCGAAGAAGTACGGGGACAGGAATTGGGAGAAGGGTCAGCCTCTCTCCCGCTACCTCGACTCGGCCTGCCGTCACCTTGCGAAGTACATGGCAGGGCACCGGGACGAGCCTCACCTCCTTGCCTGCCGGTGGAACCTCGCTGCCTACCTGTGGACCATCGACCGCATCAAGGAGGGAGTCCTGCCGAGCGTCCTGGACGACACGGGTGAGTGCGGTGCACCTATGGAACGTGATGAAGACAAATGACGACATGCCGATGATCCACCCCGCTCTGGTGGATGCCCTGAAGAAGCGTTTCCCGGTCCCCGTCCCTCGCCTTGAGGACGGGGATCGTCATATCTGGCACCGGCTCGGAGCGTGGTCCGTCGTCCAGTTCATCGAGAGAGCAGTCAAGGAACAGCAGGAGAACCCCGACCGTGTGCAGCGCGAACATCCCGACTCCTAAGCCGCCTCCGCCCCCGCCTCCGGCCCCGACCAAGATGGCCGAGGAGGTCGCTCCCACGGTCGCGGCGCGGAAGAAGCGCAAGGCAGGCGGATACGGGGTTGACCTCCTGACCATCCCGATGGCATCCGACGGGATGAAGTCGGGGGCACAGATCCCGGGAACCTGACATGGAATCAGCCAAGAGCCTGTGGATGAAGCTGGATGCCGGCAAGTCGTCCTACGTCAACCGAGCCCGTGAGTGCGCGAAGCTGACGCTTCCGTTCACCTACCCGCCTGCCGGTACTGGCCCGGTGTCGGCCCTGCCGACTCCCTACAACAGCCTGGGTGCGCGGGGCGTGAACAACCTCGCGGCGAAGCTCCTGCTCTCGCTGCTTCCCCCGAACACCCCGTTCTTCCGGTTCACGATGAGCCGGGAGATCGTCAGGCAGGCCCGTTCCGAGGCGATGCTCGGGGAGCTCGACTACGCCTTCTCCGAGATGGAGAAGGAGATCATGGACGAGATCGAGGGGATGCAGACCCGCCCGATCATGTACGAGGCGATGCGCCACCTCCTCATCTCCGGAAACGGGCTGCTCGAGCTGACGGGGCAGGGCAAGTGGCGGTTCCGCGGCATTGAGAACTACTCGGTCGAGCGGGACGCCTCCGACAACATCCTCCACATCGTCACCAAGGAGACCGCGGCGAAGGACGCCCTCCCCGAGGAGATCCGTGCGCTTGCCTACATGGAGCACGGCGACGGTGCCTGGGAGATCGACGTCTTCACGGTGGTCTGCCGTCGGGAGAAGAACTACGAGTCGTGGCAGGAAGCCTGCGGCGTCGAGGTTCCCGGGTCCCGGACGACCTACGGCCTCGACGAGCTCCCGTACCTCGTCCTGCGGTGGAACCGCGTGGCGAACGAGGACTACGGCCGCGGACTGGTCGAGGAGTACCTCGGCGACCTGATCTCGCTCGAGGCCCTCACCCGGAGCATCGTGGAGGCAAGCCTCGCGGCCTCCCGGATCCTGTTCCTGGTGAACCCCAACGGCCTCACCTCCTCCCGGACGTTGCAGGATGCGCCCAACGGCGCGATCCGCGAGGGGAACCCGGAGGACGTCGGCGTCCTTCAGGTTCAGAAGTACAACGACTTCCGGGTCGCCCTTGAGACCATGAACGGGATCAAGGAGCGGCTCGGTCATGCCTTCCTCCTGAACACCGCGGTGCAGCGCAGCGGTGAGCGAGTGACCGCAACCGAGGTCCGGGCGATGATCGCCGAGCTCGAGGCTTCTCTCGGCGGCGTCTTCGCCACCCTCAGCGAGGAGCTGAGCACCCCCCTCGTCACCCTGGTCATGGGTCAGATGCTCCGCCGCCGCAAGCTGCGGAAGATGCCCAAGGGGATGGTCCGTCCGATCATCGTCACCGGGCTCGACGCGCTCGGTCGCGGACAGGACCTCCAGAAGCTCGACATCTTCCTCGCCGGCGTCCGGGATGCCCTCGGTCCGCAGGCGGTGGCGCAGTACCTCAACGTGCAGGGCTACCTGACGCGACGTGCATCGAGCCTCGGGCTCGACCTGAACGGCCTCGTCAAGAGCCAGGAGCAGTTGCAGGCGGAGATGCAGCAGTCGCAGCAGCAGTCCATGATGGAGCGGCTCGGTCCCTCGGTGATCCAGGGCGGAGCCAAGTTGATCGGGCAGCAGATGCCCCAAGGACAAGGAGAAATGACAGTTGGCTGAGAGCACCCCGGCGTTCCCTAACGATCCCTCAGTCGGTCCCAACGACGCGGCCTATGCCGCCCGTGCGGAGACCGCAGCCCAGCAGGCGGCGAAGGCCCAAGAGCCTGCGGGTGACTTCGACATCGCGGTCGCACAGGCTCCCTCGGAGTCTCCGACTGCCCCGGAGTCACCCGCCCCGCTTGCGGGGAAGTTCAGGGATGCCGCCGAGCTGGAGAAGGCGTACCTGGAGTTGCAGAAGAAGCTCGGCGACAAGCCGGCGACCGAGACTCCCGCCCCCGAGGGGCTGATCGGAACCGAGGCTCTCGCCGGGTTCGTCGAGGAGTACCGCGGCAACGGGACCCTCTCCGAGGACTCCTACGGGAAGCTCCAGAAGCTCGGCCTCAGCAAGTCGGTCGTGGATGCCTACATCGAGGGGCAGAAGGCCGTGGTCGAGCGTCAGGCCGAGTCGGTCTACGCAAGCGTCGGCGGCAAGGAGGCGTTCTCCGAGATCCTCGCCTGGGCGGCCACCGGGCTCCCCGCGGAGGACCGTGAGGCGTTCAACGGGATCATGGCATCCGGCGACCTCAAGGCCGCCTCGTTCGCCGTCCGCAACCTCGCTGCACGTTTCTCGCAGGAGAACGGAAAGCCGAGTCGCATCGAGGGCAAGACCGTCGCCGCCCCTTCGGGATTCCGGAGCAAGGCGGAGATGATCGCGGCGATGACCGATCCCCGGTACCAGCGGGACTCCGCGTACCGGCAGGAGGTGTCTAGGAAGATGGCCTCCTCCCAATTCGTTGACGGATGATGCTCCTGCGATCCGCCCTGCTGATACTCGCTCTCTGCGGGTGCAACCCGGTGCAGCGGATCGCGGTGTCGTCGAACGAGATCCGGACCGAGGCTCAGGCACTCGTCAAGCACGGGATGGAGCGAGGCGACGGTGAGGTCGTCACCCGTGCAGGACGCATCGACGGGCTTGCCGCGGGGATCCACAAGGAACTCCCGAACGTCGAGAACAAGACTCCCGAGTGGCTCACGCTGCTCGAGTGGGGGGCAATCGCCGCGGTGCTCGTCGCCGTGGTGGTGTTGTTGGCTCAGACCGGGATCGCTAGCGGGCTTCGCGCCGTGCTCGGCTGGATTCCTCGCAAGACCAAGGCTGACGCGACGCTGGCAGCGGCAGCTCTTTCGCAAGAGAAGCCAGAAACCATTAGGGAGTGGATTGCCGCCAAGAGGGCGGATCCGCTCTGGGATCGGGCATTCAAGGATGCCCAGAAGGAGATGAAGTGATGCTCAACGACATTCTGATCGCAGCGTTCGTGTTCGTTGCCGGTGCCGCCATCGGCTACTGGCTCTGCAAGAGCAAGAAGCTGTCCTTCTGAGAAGGACAGATAGTGGAACTTTAGGTTCCACATCGACCGCCCCCGGGGAAACCCGAGGTCGGTGATTCAACGCTTCCGGCTGGTTCGGCAGGACCATCCGGATGAGGTCCGGGGACAGACGACCCGCATCCGCTGAGGCCCCCTGCGGGGGACACCCTCGCGTCGATGCCGTTCGCCTGACGGGCTGACCCGTACTGCCAACGCATATCTCTCACAAGGAGTCACCACAATGGCTGGTGAATTCAACTTCACGGGAACCCGTCAGGGTTCCAACAACAACGGAGCCGACAAGCGCGAGCTCTTCCTCAAGGTGTTCAGCGGCGAGATCCTCTCGAACTACGAGACCAAGCTCGTCCTCGCTCCCCTCGTCCGCAACCGCACCATCTCGGTCGGCAAGTCGGCGACCTTCCCGATCTACGGCAAGGCGTCCGCCAAGTGGCACACCCCGGGCGAGAACATCCTCGAGGCCGCCTCGGGCTACCTCAACGACTTCAAGTTCGGTGAGCGCGTGATCGCCATCGACAACATGCTGACGGCCAGCACCCTCATCCACGACGTCGATGAGCTGATGAACCATTGGGATGTCCGTGGTCCCATCGCCCAGGAACTCGCGTGGTCGCTTGCCCGTGCTATGGACGGCTTCGCCATGCGTACCATGATCGCGGCCTCCCGCGCCTCGAGCCCGATCTCGAACACCTCCGGCAACGGCACCGCACTTGCCGGCGAGACCATCACCACCGGCACCGCCAGCTCGGTCACGGGTGCTCAGATCGTTGATTCGCTCTTCTCCGCTCAGGAGAAGTTCGACAACAAGGACGTTCCTGAGTCCGGTCGCTTCTGCATCGTCCGCCCGGAGCAGTACAACCTCCTCCTGGCTGCTGCCGCCAGCTCGTCCTACGCCTTCCGGTTCTCGAGCGACTTCGGCTCGGGTGTCGGCGACGTGTCCAAGGGTACGGCTGCTCCCGTCGAGATCGCCGGGTTCAAGGTGCTCAAGAGCAACCTGTTCCCCCGTGACACGGGTGCGGAGAACACCAACGCCCTGTGGGCTGCCGGCGGCGGTGCTCAGGCGAACATCGCCAACGACGTCTTCGGTGGAGACGGCGTCGGCTACGGCCCGGACGGCACGGTCGGCATCGACTACTGGGGCGTCTGCGGTCACGCGGATGCCATCGGCTGCGTCAAGAAGCTCGACGTCGCCACGGAGATGGAGCGCAAGATCGAGTACCAGGGCACCCTGGTCGTGTCGAAGCTCATGGCTGGCTTCGGCATCCTCCGTCCGGAGTGCGCCATCGGTCTCAAGTGGGGCGCGGCGTAATAGCGGCCTGACTCACTAACACCTACCGCCTGCCCGGGGAAACCCGGGTAGGTGGATTCCTCCTTTCCTCCCGGCCCCCGGTGGACACCTACTTCCACCGGGGGCTTTCCTAGGAACACCCATGAACGAAACGACCAGGCTCGAGGCCATCAACACCATGCTCTCCTGCATCGGCGAGAGCCCGGTGTCCAGCCTTTCTGGACAGCAGACTTCAGACGTTGTCGTCTCACAGCAGATCCTCAACGAAGTGTGTAAGGACCTGATGTCTAGGGAGTGGTCGTGGAACACGCTCCGCAAGCAGGTGCTCACGCCTAACGCTTCCGGGGTAGTGTCAGTCCCGTCGAATTGGGTTCGTGTGGACCACGACCGCCACGACTACATGAAGAGGGGTACCAGACTCTACGACAGGGATAACGAAACCGACGTCTTCTCCGGTCCGGTTTCCGACCTAGTCGCTGTCGTGCTTCTTGAATGGGAAGAGATGCCTGAGCCTGCCCGTCGCTACGCGATGATCCGTGCGGGAAGGACTTTGGCGGCACGAATGGTCGGTAGCGAGAAGGCCGTCGCGTTCACGGAACGTGATGAGGTTCAGGCGTTCATGGTCCTGCGTGAGTTCGAGGCGGAGCAGGCTGACTACAACATCTTCAGCAACCCTGACGTGTCGTTCAACAACAGGCGGTGGGCATGAGCCTGATCTCGATCCAGATCCCGAACCTGATCCAAGGGGTCTCGCAGCAGCCTCCGCAGATGAGGCTTCCCTCGCAGGTCGATGAGCAGGTAAACGCCTATCCGTCCCTGACCGACGGGCTGACGAAGCGACCGCCTACGAACCATGTCAAGAAACTGACGACGGACGGCTCAAGCAGGTTTGTTCACTTCATCAACAGAGACTCGTCTGAGCGTTATGTGGTGCTGATTTCCTCGGACAGTCTGAGGGTATTCACCATTGACGGGGTGGAGAAGTTTGTCTACGACACGGTCTCTACGTCCTTCACCACATTGGCCTCGTTCCCGTCATACCTGAACTCCCCGTCGAACATCCGCGCGGTCACGGTCGCCGACTACACCTTTCTGCTGAACAAGTCGGTCTCGGTCGCAATGGGTTCGTCGGAGAGCGGTTCCAAGCCTTTCAAGGGAATCATCACGGTCTCTCAGGTTGCTCAACAGGTTGACTACACGGTCACGCTCAGGACCGGAGCAGTTGATTATGCCTACACAGTATCGAGCGGCTCAACGGCACCGTTCAGCACTAGCTCGATTGCGGCATCGCTGACCACGGCGATCAACGCGGCGACCGCAACTCACGGCATTACGGCGGTCCGGTACGGCTCGACGATCATCGTCTCGAAGACCGCATCGGACTTCTCGGTGAAGGTGAGCGACACGGTTGGATCCTCGTACATCATCTGTGCCAAGGGCCGTGTTGCCAAGATTCAGGACCTTCCTGTAGAGGCGCAGGACGGGTTCAAGATTGAGGTGACCGCAAACATTGAGTCTCCGGACTCGTTCGGCTACTTCGTGAAGTTCGTCGCAAACGACGGGACGGGCGGTACCGGGTATTGGGAGGAATCGACTGGCTTCTCGGTGAAGACGGCTCTGAATCCCAACACGATGCCGTTCGCTCTTGTGCGCCGCGCCGATACTCACTTTGCCTTGATAAAGCCGGAATGGGCTCCCCGGTACGTCGGAGATGACGAAACGGCTCCGGTTCCGAGTTTCGTCGGGAAGAAGGTCAAGGACGTCTTCCTGTTCAGAAACCGGCTTGGAATGATTGCTGACGACAAGGTTGTCCTCAGCGAGGCTGGGCAGTACTTCAACTTCTTCCGAACGACCACGACTAGCGTTCTGCCGTCCGACGTCATCGACGTCTCCGTGGGACACAGCAAGATCGCAAGCCTTGAATCCGCGATCCCGTGGGACGAGAGGCTGATTCTCTTCTCCCCGCTGACCCAATTCAGTCTGGGAAGCGGAGGAGACTCCGCTCTCACCCCCCAGACCGTCGA